GCTCAAAACGGCACCGTCACTGGGGTCATTGGGATCACTGGTTAGTGGCAGCGGAATTAGCGGATTACTTGCAGGCGGCGCAGGCGGTGCACCAGCTGCACTAATTAGTCAAATGAACAACTTTGCCAAATCAGCAGAATTTGCACAGGCATTTGCTGGTTTAAATGCTGATATATCTGGCGGCGGCAATCCACTGGAAGCAGGCGTACAGGCACCCAAAGGATTTACCAACACCGTGAATCGATCTAATCTGAATGAAGCAGTGAAAAAAGTCATTGGCAACAGCAAAATATCTGTGCCAGATTTTGCACCTCCAGGCACCAGCTAAATATCTGTATGGCCACATTCATTGGATTTAACACACAGAATCAAAACAAAAAGTTCACACTGGTAGACGGCGAATTAATCAAGCGCGACCTACTGAACGCATTCAATGTCTGGCAAGGACAATTGCCCGGCCGCCCATCATACGGAACCACACTCTGGAGTTTTTTGTTTGAAAGCCAGGATCAAACTACCATGGCCAATATTCTGCGTGAAGTGCAAAGAGTAGCCGGCGGCGATCCTAGAATTTATCTAAATGATGTACAAGTGTACCCACAGGAAAACGGTGTGTTGATTGAACTGGAGATACAACTGGTGGCTGGTGCAGATGCACAATTGCTGAGTGTATTTTTTGATCAACAACAGCGCAGAGCTTCGTTCGTATAAAAGTAGCCGTTTACTTTATCGGTAAATAACATATTAACGGAATATCATGGCACGCACCACTAGACAAACAGTTGTATTTGGCGTTGAAGACTGGAAACGCATCTATCAGACCTTTAGAGAAGCTGACTTTCAAAGCTACGACTTTGAAACTTTGCGAAAAAGTTTTGTAGATTATCTTAGACAGTATTATCCTGAAACATTCAATGACTACATTGAAAGTTCAGAATTCATTGCACTACTAGACGTTGTTGCATTCATGGGCCAAGCAATGGCCTTCCGCAATGATCTTAACACCCGTGAAAATTACATAGACACAGCAGAGCGCAGAGACTCTGTGGTGCGCCTGGCCAACCTAGTGAGTTACACTGCCAAAAGAAATACAGCAGCCCAAGGTTATCTCAAAGTATTTTCAGTGCAAACCACTGAAAATGTCACAGACTTCAACGGAATTGACCTGGCCAATGTCACTATCAACTGGAACGATCCTACCAATTTCAACTGGGAAGAACAATTCACAGCCATTTTAAACGCTGCTCTAGTGGACACTCAACGTGTGGGCCGCCCGGGTAATCGTCAAGACATTGTGGGCGTAAACACATCTGAATATGCTATCAACCTGGTTCCAGGATTCTTGCCGGTGTTGCCATACAATGCCACAGTAGACGGCGTCAACATGCCGTTTGAAGCAGTGAATTCCACATCCGTGGGTCAAGACTATCTCTACGAACCTGCCCCTGTGGCCAACGGCATTTTTAATATCCTGTTTCGCAGCGACTCTCTGGGGTTTGCAGCAGCCAACACTGGTTATTTCTTTTATTTCAAACAAGGTGTGTTGCAAAGTCAAGATTTTAATCTGGCAGAACGAATCAGCAATCGCACAGTCAACATCAACATTGAAGGTGTCAACAATGAAGACCGCTGGGTGTTCCAGTTGGACAATGTGGGTACAGTTGTGAGCCAATGGCAGTATGTAGAATCAGTTTTTGCTGCGGCAGCAGAACAGTTGACACCTGATCAACGCAAATTGTTTTCCACAACATCAAGAACCAACGATCAGATCACATTGACATTTGGTGATGGTGTATTTTCTGCTATTCCAGTGGGATTGTTCCGTGCGTATGTTCGTGCCTCTAACGGCCTGCAATACATTATCAATCCTGAAGAAATGCAAAGTGTGATTCTTCCAATCAGCTACATCAGCCGAACTGGTCAGTTGCAAACAATCACATTCACTTGTGGCATTACCACGCCTGTTAGCAATGCACAGGCCAGAGAAACTCTAGACGAAATCAAGCAACGTGCTCCTGCTAGATACTACACACAGAACCGCATGGTCAACGGTGAAGACTACAACAACTTTCCGTTTACCTTGTACAATTCAATTATCAAAAGCAAGGCACTGAATCGTGCTAGCATTGGTACCAGTCGATATCTTGATCTAGTAGACAACACAGGCAAATACAGCTCAACCAATATTTTTGGATCTGACGGTGCCCTGTGGGAAGAAAACCAACTGCCCACGTTTGTGTTCTCGTGGTTGAATCGCAATGACATTGCCAGCGTAATCACCAATCAGATACAACCGCTGTTGATTACCAACGGTTTCACGCAGTTCTATTATGCAAATTTTCCAAGACCGGACTTGGCGGTACTCAACATTACTTGGAATCAGAGTACCACAATGGCCAATGAAACCACTGGTTATTTTGTAAATGCCACTGGTGGCCCTGTTCCAATTGGCACCTTTTCTAGCAACAACACAAAATATATTCAAGTGGGTAGTCTAGTAAAGTTTGCTGCACCTGCTGGCTACTACTTTGATGCCAACAATAGACTAAAACTAGGAACTCCTGTCCGTGCAGACGAAACACTCACCATCTGGTCCAGCCCAAGCATTATTGTGTTGAACGGTACTAACCAAGGGCAAGGCAACTTTGACAACGGAACTGGGCCAGTTACACTTAATAATTTTGTGCCCACTGGAGCAATACCAGTGTCAGTAATTCCGTTGCTGGTCACAGATATTCCAGCCAGCCTTGAATCCGCAATTGCTGATCAGATTTTGTTGTTTAGAAACTTTGGCCTTGGCTACGATAATACCACACAGACCTGGTATCTGATTACATCTAATAATCTTGCTGTCAATGCTGATTTTAGTTTGGCCAACGCACAAGATACATCGGGCACAGGCCAAGATGCAAGCTGGGTTATACAATGCCTGACAGATGGACTTAGCTACACCGTGACCAGCCGTTCTCTGGTATACAATTTTGGCTCTGTGCTACAAACAAGATTCTTCTTTGAGTCGGGACAACGCATTTATGACACTCGCACAGGCACAACAATCAGCGACTTTGTCAAGGTGTTGAGAACCAACAGCCTGCCAGATTCCAATCAACCCTTGCCCGGGGACATCAGTCTTTCTATCATTGGCCAGCCAGTTGAGTCTGACGGATATGTTGACGACTATCAAGTGATTGTCAGTTACCAAGATGTTGATAGTGATGGGGTAGCAGATGATCCTGATTTCTTTGATGAAATTGTGGCACCGTTGGTTGTTCCTAATTCAAAATTGGTGTTCTTTGAAAAGACAGTGGACTTTGACAATTTACAACGTTATATTTTGGTTGAGCCAGGCCGTGTGGTCAGTGAGTTTGCTCTCAAGAATGATATCGAAGCAGTCAAGGGAGAATATGTGGCAGGACAAATCTTCTATGCCTACAATCAAGAAATTTATGTCGGACCCCAGGCCGGCCAGGTGGGTGCTTTTTATGAACTAGCGGTTAGTACAACATTTGTAAGATCACTAGTAGATGTATCGTCAGATTGGATTGCAAGAGTTGGACGCCAGAGTTTGTATTTTCAATACAGACATAATGCTCCACTAACATCTCGTATTGATCCCGGAACCACCAACATCATTGACTTGTATGTGGTCACACAAAGCTACTATACTGCTTATCAAAACTGGATTAGAGACACCACCGATACAGTGCCCAAGCCCAGTGTGCCCACAATCAATGAGTTGTCAACTGCTTATCAGAATCTCAACAACTACAAAATGATTTCAGACAATGTGGTTGTGAATTCAGTGGTATTCAAGCCACTGTTTGGTGCCAAAGCAGCACAAGAACTCAGAGCCACAATCAAGGTTATTCGTGCAGCCAATTCAACAGCCAGCGAAAGTGAAATTAAAAATTTAGTAGTTGCCAACTTGAATGAGTATTTTTCAATTGATATATGGGACTTTGGAGATACATTTTATTTCTCAGAACTTGCAGCCTACATCCACAGAAATATGGGCGGCATTGTGAGTTCTGTAGTACTAGTACCTCTGGACCCATTGAAGAGTTTTGGTGACCTGTATGAAATACGGTCAGCCCCAGATGAAATTTTTGTCAATGCAGCTGGTGTCAGTTCAGTAGAAGTGATCACAGCATTGACGTCAACCAACCTTAGAACCGCACCAGGCAGTGGAGTAATTTAATGGATAGAACAAGAACCGTAGATTTTCTACCACCGATATTTCAAACTACTACCAACAAACAGTTTTTGGCAGCTACTCTGGACCAATTGGTTCAAGAGCCACAGTTTAAAAAGACACAAGGTTTTGTTGGTCGCAGAGTTGGCCCAGGTGTAAATCCCAATGACTATTATGTGATTGAGCCCAATGCCACCCGAGCAAATTATCAACTTGAACCGGGGGTGATCAGTCTAACTCCAGACACAACAGATATTTCTGATGCAATAACCTACCCTGGCATCACTGACGCACTGGCTCGTCAAGGTGCCAAGACAAACAACTCAGACAGATTGTATACCAGTGATTACTATACCTGGGATCCATTTGTTAGTTTTGACAAATTTGCAAACTACAGTCAGTACTATTGGTTGCCAGCTGGTCCGTTGTCAGTTGACGTCGGTGCTACGGTAATTCCGCTAACAGATAGTTTTGATATTACCCGCGGTCCGGATGTATATGAGTTCTCAGGAGTTCCTGGTGAGAATCCCATCATCACTCTGGTTCGCGGTGGCAACTATGATTTTGTTGTGAATCAAGCTCCTAATGGATTCTGGATACAAACTGATCCTGGTGTAAACGGTCGATTGCCTTACGCTCCTAATATCAGTTCAAGAGACGTTCTTGGAGTGATCAACAACGGCGAAGACGCTGGCACAGTAACTTTTAATGTTCCACTAAAAAACGCTCAACAATTCTATTATGATCTAACACTGGTGCCAACTACCCCAACGGCAGGACAAGTAGACTTGATAACTAATTTGAAATTCAATCAGATCAACAACATATATCTGTCAGAATTTTTAGCACAATATCCATCGGGTATTGATGGAATCACAAGCCTTGACGGTCGCACAGTGGTGTTTACCAATCAGATTGCTGACCCAACCGACGGTGGCTGGTTGATCACCAGTCAATTTGATCCGCTGGCTCAGATTCCCACCAACAATGGATTACTAGGTAGTTTTGACACACAAGTATACGATCAAACAACGCCCATCCTCAATGTTGACACACGCTATAGCGTTTGGGCAATACAATATCAATATGACAATGATGGAAATGCTATCCTACAATTGTCATCAATAACACAGTGCCCGCTACTGAATAAATTTACCATAATGTTCGGAACTCAATGGGCAGGGACTCAATGGTATCGTGACGCAGAAGGCTACTTTGAAGAAATACCATTGCTTACAGCAATCAAAGATCTGTTGTGGTATCAAGATGGAACCAACCCAGAAATTTTTGGCCAGATTCGACTGATTGATCAGAGTCAGGTCGAAACACTGAAC